TACTCCTGCCGAAAGGCTATCGATGGCAATGATTCTCCCGCCTTGGCTACTTCTTCAGGGTCTATCCAAGGGTTAGCGGTGGTAGGCATTTGCCATGCCATCCAGTCAGGGTCCACACCAGCCATGGCATGAAGGCTTTTGAAGTAGTTGGACCCTTTAGGCGTTGATAGAAAGAAAGCATCGCCCTTATAGTCTGTAAGCGTCGGTCTTATGGCTTCCGTCCAAGCCTGCTCCAGATGCCTAGCCATTGCGGCTTCGTCAATGATGACCCGTTTGTACTTACGACCACGAGCTACCGTTGAAGGGTCATCCAAAGTCCAGTAATCAATCGCGGCACCCGTGATTAGTTCAATGCGTGGAGCGGGTGTCTGCACAGCTCGCCTGATAACTGCACTGTAGATGCGCTTATGGTCGTTGTATGCCTCTTCTAGGAGTCTGTAAGTAGGCGCAAACCATGCACAAGGTAGAGCGTCTTTGAGTACCGGATCTGACAGCAGATTCCCACCTAGCGTGGTTTTGCCAAAGCGTCGACCTACTCAGCCACAGGCAAGGACGTTGTATCGCCTTGCCTGTGCCATGATTACCTTTTGCCCTTCATGAGGTCGAGGGAGTACCAATCGAATGTCAGGCAATGCCTGTAGACCCTAACCCACCGACACGCTCATCTTGTGGAGCGTCAAACCCAGTTTTGTACTCCACAAACACCAACTGGGCGATGCGCTCACCCTTCTCCACAACCCAATCACCTTGCGTCCTATTGTGTAGTAGCACCTTGATGGTGTCTGCGTAGTCAGCATCAATGATGCCTGGAGCGTTAGCAACAACCAAACCACGCAGGGCTAACCCTGACCTAGAACAAACCATAGCGCAGAGTTGTGGCGGGAAGATGGCAAGCGTACCCGTATCAATACCTACAGTAGCACCAGCCGGAATGATGATGTCCAGCTGAGAGCGTAGATCGTACCCGGCAGAATCCTTGGTAGCCCTTGTTGGCTTTACCCCGTGAAACCTAATGTCTGCCACTGTTGTTCCTCCGAATCATTGTCCTGAATACTTGCACAAATACAAAGAGAAGGACGCAAACAAGAAAGCCTGTAGGCGTTATGTCATCTGGGATGTGCTTCATGGCTTATCAGCGTACTCCACGATGACCTTGACCGGGCTACCATCTGCGCCTGTCTGCTCTACCCGGCTTGACCATTCTGCCTTGTGCTTGCGCTCTAGCCACCATGCCGCCGCTTGCCATGTTGTTTTTGTGGCATCTTGGATAACTGCAAGGTTGCGCAGTTCGGCTTCACCTTCTGCTTTTTCTACTTCATGTGAGAAATCAGAGTTTTCTTTGAGCCATGTACCAAATGTTGTCTGGTCAATACCGCCAGCAGCACAAGCCGCCCTGCGGGTGTTACCACCTCGCAGAGCGTCTGTGATGCGCTTCACCACTTCTGGTGAGTACTTTGTAGGTCTACCTGCTCCGGGTCGTGCTGGCATTTAGGTTAGCCTCTATTTCTTCTTTGGTTGCCCATACAAGGGCATCTCTCATTTGAGTGTCTGTGATGTTTTGTTGTTTCGCTCTACGCTTCACGTCTTTGTATAGCCAACGTGTATACATCTCGTTATATACCGCAAGGCATCCCGCACCAAGCAGGACACCGAGTGCAAAGAGAATCATTCTGTTACTTCCTAACCTTGTCGCTTTGATGTAGTGAGTAGCCATATCGGTCATCACCTTCGCTTTCATCCATGTATAGGCCTTTGTCTGCTGGATCCATGTAACCTTGAATAACCCAGTAAATGCGTAAGCGCATCATGTCATCACCTTTGATGAGTTCGCATGAATGATTATGCCAGTAATACGGAGGTTTAGGTTTTTCAACAAGCTCTGGAGTTTTTATGTGCAGTGTTTTCAATCTAACTTGCCACTTTACATAGTCATCCATTCGTTGAGTGTTGGTTTCATCAGCCCACATCTGAAAGAAGTTTTCTGACAGCCCAAAGCCGACCACCTTATCATTGTTAGCAATGCGAGATGTAATGCCTATTATTCTTCGCATGGAATGTACATTTACTGGCAGTGCGACTTCTTGCATTGCGATATGTCTAAGGTCTCCAGTTTTCCATCGGTATGGTTCGCATAGGGTAAGGCGTTTAAGCATTGGGCTATTGAAACTCTGTGTGATAGCCCATGCTTCCAAGTCGATGAATAACTTCATCAGGAAATTATTCATTCAGCCACCTTGCCTGTCCGTGGATCTAGCGTAACGATTTCCCAATCATCGGCAAACAGGTCACCGGGTGACAGGCTCAGTTCTTCCAGCACCGTAACCCTGTTACCAGCACCGTGAAGCTCGAAAGTGTTCCACAGTTCGGAGTACCGCAGGAAAGTCCCGCACCACTCACCACGCCTTACGGCTTTTGAGCCTCCCGCCATCAAGGCTTCCACCACTTCTCCAAACTTCATCTTATGACCTCCCAATCGTCTCGATGGTTTCCCTCATCATCAAACAGGTCACGCATCAGCAGTACGTAGCCTTGCCATCGTCTACCGTTGTAGTGCCTGACCTGCTCGCCCTGTGAATGTTCAATATGGCAGTTACCTGCCCATGTAGCCCGCCTGATACATTTGCCCCGCTTTAGCCACCGTGCGGCCTCGTAGAACCTCAATCAATGACCTCCCAATCGTCATTCAGTAAGTCGTTGTAAAAATGCTCGACTATAGCACCCGGTGAACCGAAACGTAAATCAAATGCAAATTCATTTTGTATGTATTCGTCATACTCAACTGATAATGACAGTTGTCCTTCGTCATCAATACAAATGGACATATCGCCATCACTCTTGCGATGTATGCGTTCTGCTTTACCGCCCAGCAATGCTTGCAATGCTTGAAGTCCTGTCAATCAACCACCGTCCAGTCGTTAGCCAAGATATCAGCACCACGGAAGTAAGCAGGGCCTGCATGATGTCGGTTACCGATGCCATCCAGTTTGTACATAACCAGAGCGTTGTCACGAATTGCATAGTGAAGCCTTGCACCGTCTCTGGCTACAAACCGTCCTTCCTTCATGTGCATCACAGCTGCTGAGAAACCGATGCGGCAGTTATAGTGGACAGACTTAGGTGCAAAGGATGCAACCGGAGTGGTGATGAGTTGATCGTATCCAACGCTTTCGGCGTAGGCGAAAATCTCAGGGTCTCGAATCCACTTCTCAACGTTCTGTCGGTGTGCTATCTTTTCTGCATCCTTCCAAGCTCCGGTCTGGTTGTATATCTCAACAGCCAGCCGAATGCGTTCCTTCTTTTGTTCGGTTGTGAATGCTTTAGCCATTCAGTGCCTCGACTTCTTTTGCAATGCGATCAGCTACGGTTACATCCCTGGTGATGGCATAGGTCAAGTACCAGAGTGCTTTGATGCTGTCGGCGTTAGGTGTACCTTTGTGTGGCATCCGTTGAATGTATTTGAGGACATTGCCTGTTGCAAAGTCCAGCCCCCAGTCGTCTATAACGCTGAGGGCCTGAATCTGCGATGTCCGGTAATGCCCGGTCAAACGAGTACTACTTCCCGTGACATGATTTTGTCTACTTCGTAGGCTACTGCCCAGATGTCTGCAATGACATCAGCTGGCTTGAGGCTTCCAACCCAGTATGGATTCTGGACAGCGTAGCCCATGGAGTTGCAGTCGTAGATACCAGCATCATCGCCAGTGAGGGCTACCATGAGATGTAGCGCACCCTTACGCATATGTATTTCGGAGTGATCGCTGGATACCTGAATCTGTAGCGGGCAATCAATGACTGCAAAGGAATCACGCTGTGTGTTGATGACGTGCTGTGCCATCTCCTTGATGGCTTCTGCGAGGCTTTGGTTAGTTTGTTTCATGTTCTTATCTCCCAAGTTGGAGGCAGGTTACCCTGCCTCCTTTAGCATTCCCAAGTTTAGATATCTCTAAACATCGTCTTCTTCTTCTTCATCTGGAAACGGTTCGATTTCTCCGTTTTTCAGCTTGACGCAAACCTGCATGAACTCTTGTGCGCATTCAAAGAGAAATTCTCGTTCATCTCTGTCTAGCCACTCTTTATTCAACACTGACCATTTGCAAGAGAACTCATCGGTTCCAGAAAACCATCCGTATTCTTCATCCTTGTAAACTCTCAAACCCATATAGTTGAAACGGAATGGTCCATATTCAAAGACGCAAGACATACGTAGCAAATCGCCGTAACTAGGTTCAATGCTAATGTAAGCATATTCCAAAGATTTATCGATACAAACATCACTTACAAAGTGTCGAGCTGCATCCATGAACAAATCATGGATGCTTGCCGACTCTCTGATTTCAAGAGACCATCCCATCAGTCTTCACCAAACGGGTCGCTGATATCTTCCGTTGGTACTGCCTTCTTGAGTGGCTTTGTAGCCGTCTGCTTTACGGGCTTGACCGTCTCAATCATGTTCGTGTATTCGCCATTAAGTTTCTGACGTGTACCGACCACGACCTGCCACTTTTGAGCCTTCAATGCGGTGATGTCGAGGTTTGCGTATTCGTTACGGTCAAGACGCTTACCGAGCATCGAGTCAAGAAGAATCGTGAGCTTGGCTTTCTCATTGCCGTAGACCGTCTTGGTGAACTGTACGAACCGGAAGGGCTGACCGTCTTCATCGCCGACTTCAGTGGTTTCGAATACAAACCGATAGTTTGGTTCCAAGACTGTTGGATCGTCGAATGACTTGCCCTGTACTGCTTCGATATCAATCAAAGCGCAGATATAAACGCCGGACTCAGCCACGCTGAACTTCCGACCAGTTCCCTCAGAGAAGGAACCATGCTGTGCAAAAAAACCCATTACTTACTCCTTTGAGCCTCTGGCTCTTCACGGCACTATTGCCACATCGAATATATACCCAGCGGGTATCAACTGTCAAACATTATTTTTGACAAGGTGTTTCCACTTTATGTTGTGAACAATCCTCCAAACTTGTGTTTCACCTATTCCGTATTCCTCAGCAAGTCTTGCTTGGGTGATATTGCCTTGACTGTAACGTGTTCTAAGTTCAATCACTTGAGATTCCGATAGTTTGACTTTTGGATGTTTTTCACCAGTCAGGCTTCTTCCTTTATGTCTCATATCAGCCATGTTTTCTTTGTGGGTAGCTGCAAACAAGTGAAACGGATTAATACACAAAGGGTTGTCGCATCTATGGCAGACATACAATCCAACAGGGATTGATCCATAAACAAGTTGATAGGAAGCCCGATGAGCAGAAATTCTTTTACCTGCAATCTTTATTGTTCCGTAACCGTCTTTAGTTACTTTACCGATGTACTGCAAGCAACCACCGGGGGTGGGTTTAGTCTTTGTAAATAACCGCTCTGTAACGCTCATATGAAGCCTTTCATTTTTCTGAGCAATGCAGTTCCCCGCTTTATGCGGGGGAACTGTTTTGCTCTTCTATTTACCCCTCCAGCTCTCTGAGGCTGGGGGGTGAGAGAGTCTGAGAGAGAGGGGGGGATTTATCCACCTGTTCCTATTCTCTATTTCTAAGGGGAACAGGTCTTTGGGAACGGGTCAAAACATACTTTTAGGGCTATAGAACTTCGCTCCTCTCTGGCCATTCATGACGTTCAACATCTCTTCATCTTCAAAGCCTTGCAACGCTCTAACGACATCAGACTTGCGCTTTTTGATGCCTTCGCTTATCTGCTGGCTGGTCTGTCCCGGATTGGAATCAATGTAGTCCAAGATGGCTTGATCTAATGTTTTCTCAGCTGTTGCAATGTCAATGCGCTGAATCTCAAGAGCCTCTGGGCTGTGAGCGTGAATCTTGAACTCAAAGTTTATTTGGTCTTCAAAAGAACTACGTCTCTGCTTCACCGTCTTGACCGTGTAGTGTCCAAGCTTGTTATCAATGGACATGATGGTTTCTGCCTGTGCAGCGATTTCTACAGCCCCCCGCATACTTTCATGCCCTATCGCTCCTGCACCGCCTTTACGGGCATGATGGAGGACTACAAGGGCAGCACCGGCATCCGTTATCTTTTTGAAGTGTTGATACAACTGCGACATTTCGCTGTTGCTATTTTCATCCAGGTTATGCACACGGACAAAAGTATCAATGATAACTATGTCAATCTTCAGGTCGATGACAGCGTCAACAATGTCCTGCAAGTCATCCGGATCTGTAACCTTCATGTTTTCATTGACGAACGAGTGCAAGCCTCGGCAAGCATCTGGATATAACAGATGGAATCGCTTGTTGTATTCACCCACGCCCATTTCTTCGTTGACGTACAGAACCTTTGACTTGACGCAAGGGGCAAGGCTCATCCACATCCCGGCGCTCTCAGCTGCACGAACTAGATCCGCAGCCATCCAAGACTTACCGCTACTTGGTGGCCCTGCGAAATAATGGATTGCTTGCCGTGCTATGACGTTAGGGATAATCCATTCAGTGTCACGGCTCTTAGCGGCTTCCTCCTGTAACCTGTCCCAGTCCCATGGAATCTTTTTCTTGCGTGGTTCTTTGGGTTGCAGTGCTTTCAGTTTGTCCGCCATTAGTTCGGATGCAGCCATCTGTTGTGTGTACAACTCCCGTACACCCTCAGCCCATTCAGCCCAAGCACGACCGACCTTTTCACCAACCTCCCAATCTTGCAAAGGTGGTTCTAACCAGTCCTGATTGAATCCCCTAGCAGCTGAAAGACCACCAGTGTAGTCAATGCGTGTAGACCGCAAGTAGCCAACGTAGGCGGTTAGGGCGTTATCTCTGCCACCATAGGGGCCTCCGCCTTCCGGGTGCTTTTGGTATAGCTTTGCAAGTGTTCCATCACCATCAGGCTCACCGGGTTGCCGTTGCTTTCGTTCAGGCTTAGGGTCTGGTAAATCTGGTATGTCCCAGATGTCGAATGGTTTATTCTCGTCCAAAGTAGTACTCCAAAATCTCCGGCAGGTCAGCACGGACAATATTCAAACGGTATTCCCAAGCAGGGTTAGTTTCAAACGCTTGACAGGCTTCCTCGGCCTCAAGCATAAAGACATCCAGTAGGTCGGTTATCCTACCGCTTGCATGGCGTATCCGGGGTTCAGCACGTCCTAACTGTCCCTGCTTAGCAGAAGCCAGCAGAGCATCTAGCCTAGCATCGCCCAAATGCTCAACCAACAAGGATTCCTTGTATGTTGGCTTGATGCCCCCACCCTTCAAAAGCGTTATGGCTTTGGGGTTATCAACATCCTTCCAGTTGAGCGTTCCTGGAACCCGCAGAATCCTGTCAACATTGCCTACCGGATCAGTGCCAAGAATGATGCTGTTCTGCCAAGACCTAATCTTAGTCTCAATGGCTGTTCGGTCTCTCGCGTTCTTGACGTTGGCAACGCTCGCAAGCATCTTGTAACCGTGCCATCCATTACCGGTACTTACCACAATGTCGCAGCTGTCAAGTAATCCTTGACTACTGCCGGGTACTTTTCCGTCAAGGTCAATCCAAACTACCCCAACTTGCTCAATGGAATCCTTGCCAAGCTTGCGCCCCGGCCCTTCAGGAGCAACCCTTGGACAGACACCAACATAAACATCATAGCCACGCATGGCAAGACTCATGATGTGCTGCGTCAAGGCTTGCCCTTCATCGCCCTTGAGGCAATGGGGCAACCTGTAGGTTGTGCGGTTAGCGTGGGGCTTGACCTTTGAGAGAGGTCGAATCTCAATAAAGCCGTCAGAGTACGGCTTGAAAAGATGCCTAAGGAAGGCAATAGCCATCCCGGCATCCGTGGCTGGTATAGCCATGGAGTCACCTGTTGTTCTTCTAGATACCTGCGTCTGGTAACCCCTCGGTAGCTACTCCGAGGGGTGGACTAAGTCCATAACCAGAAGAACAGGCTCATTAACATTATACATCAGTCAGTGCAGTTGCACTCGAATAGGTCATCCTCGGTAAAGTCAAAGCCCTGCTGGCTGGTTGCCATATCTAAAAGTTGCCGATATGGCGCACGGTCACGCCTGAATGGCTGCCCCTTGGCTTCTTCCATACGAATCCAAAAGTCTGCTTGCTTCGGGTCTTCGGCGATGATTCGCAGTATCTTAGGCGTTGACTTTAGGAAGCAACAAACACAGTTACCGTACGAGTTATCCTTGTATGGCAAATCCAAATCAAACGGCATCGATGCCCAGAAATCCAAGACATCCTTCAATCTATGCCCAGCGTGATACATCGGGCAAAGAATCTCACGGTTACCATCTGATTTGAGTCTATGCACTCGGCGTGGTTCATCTGCTCGTAACCCGATCAGGTCTGTCCAAGTACGCCATCCAGTTGATTCTTTGATGTACTTTGCAATCGGTCTTATTTTGGTTTCAGCCGTGCAGTACCTGCTAACAACATTTGGTGGTATAGCCCGCTTTGTAATGATGGCTTCCATCGGTTCACCATTGCGTGATGCGGTCTTGTAGTCAACCACCTTGTAGGTGTTTTTACCTTCTTCTGAGTTGACGTATTCAATCCATGTGACAGGTGTAATATTGTCTGATACGGCTTGAACAAAGTCTAATGTAGCCGAATGTTCAAGCCCAGTATTTGCAAAGCACACTTTAACATAATCGGGCAGAGTGCCACCGTGTGCCTGAACAATCTGCCAAAGCATAAAACCAGAAGTGCGACCACCGGAGAAACTAACCACCTGTGGTTCGGTTATAAGATACGGATTCAAAAGGACACCTCAAAACCAACGTGTTCGGCTATTGCCTGCGCGGCTTCATGCCAAGAGTAAGCCACCACGAACTTGTACCCGTACGGCTCCAAGGCTTCACGGAAGGCAACCTGTCCCGGTGTCAGCCTGCCCTTACCTGCCTTCATCTCGATGAACAATCCAGGCGCAGGACAAGGAAGGAAGATATCCCAGACTCCCGGCTTGACACCCATGGCTTTGAACTTTGCAGCTGTGCGAATGTCACGATGCCCACCGTTAGGGCAGTGGTAGATCGTGGCAAGCTCAGGATGCTTGGATTCCATCAGCCTAACCCAAGTGATAAGGGCAATCTGCTCCCGGTCTTCAAGATGTCTCATAGGTCTCCTTCAATCTTTGCAATGCCTCTGTGAGCCTCTGTTTGACCACTACAGGCGGCATACGGTAACGGCTGGCTACCATATGGATGGTCTGTGGTACACGTCCATCTAAGCCATAATGCAGCACTAGCATCTGCCGGGTCTCTTCATCGAGTTTCAGCAGTGCATCGGACAGCGTACCTTCCTGCTCAGAAAAGTACTCATCCTCAGCTGATGGTGTGGACCCGAATACGGCAGTATCACCCAAGACCAGCTCAGAACCTTGTACCGGGGTGTCCATGCTGACAGGTTCAATACCTGCTGCGGTACGGCAGATGTCGATGGTTTCAAGACTCATCCCGCTACGCTCGGACAGTTCCGCATCTGTAGGCGGTCGCTTTAGTTCGAGTTCTAGCATGACATAGTGACGCTTCAGCTTATGCCACTTGACTAGTGCGTGTTCGGCTATCCTGATGGTTCGATATTGGTTGCTTTGGTAGCGTCTAAGCTTCTGGTAGATCCAAGGATGAGCGTAGGTGGAGAATCTCAAACCACGCTCTGGTTCCCACTTTTCAATCGCTCTGATAAGACCTTCAACGCAGTACTGGCAGGCATCGATGAAATGCTCCTTGTGCTTGATGACCTTGCAGACTTCCCGAATGAAGGCAAAGTTGTGGCGAATCATAGCATCAAGGCATTCATCGGAATGGATGCCATGCGACCAGCCATGGTGCAGGAGTAGCATCTCATCGTGAGACAACAAACGCTCCGGGGCTTGCCTGAGCGTCCGGAGCGTCTGTCGTATAGTCGTTGGTCTTACCTGCACTAGAAATCCATCTGCAACTGCACATCAACCTTTTCCACTTTGGAAACAGTTGGGGTGATGTCTTCGAGTTGCTGGAGATAGAACCGACCACCAATGGCTCTGCCATCAGCCAACATATAGCCGTGCCAGAACCTTGTATCCTGCGTATGCTTCACGTTTAGCGGTTGGCATTCAAGGTGGTAGTGTTCCGGCAATGGCTTTGCTCCCAGTTGATTGATCTGTGCCACGATGTGAGTACAGGTACATGGCCCGTCAATGTCTACGATAACACCTACCGGGCCATGCTTGTGCTTGTAGAAGTCATCCCAGCATTGAAATACTGCTCCTGGCTTCATCCACGTCATGCTATCTAACACCGTTAGCCCTGAGCAGTGCAGGCTTGGTTTCCCACTCGTACCGCATAGCATCCTTGGTTGCTTGAAAAAGTGCCAAGAAAAGCAGGAAGCCAATGGCGGCAATAACACCAGCCTTGATACTGTCCCGAATAGCCTTCTTGCGGCTCAGGTATGCAGCCCGATGAGCTTCCAAGGCATAAGCCTTCTCACGTGCTAGCCGTGCCTGCTCCTGCTGATCTCGCCACTCAGCCATACGGCAACCAGTACAGATAACATCTGTATCCACTACCTTGTCTGCACAATCATTACAACGCTTCATGTTCCTTGTCTCCCTACCTTTATCTAGTTGTCGAATGTTTCTGTTTCAGCGGTCGGTTTGTTCCGACTCTTACGACGAATAGTGAGTAGCCTTGCCAAGTCTTCTTCTGCCATGTCCATGGCTTCGGCGAGCTTGGTAAGGTTACTTGCAATCGGTGTCTTCTTCCCGGTCATCCAGTCGGATATCTGTGGCTGGGTTGCACCAATCTTCTTTGCCAGCTGTTGCTGGCTTAGTCCTCTAATCATGGAAACTATATACCATATGTATATACTTACTCGTCAAGTGTTTGACAATATATATTCCTGATGTATAATCAATACACGCAACCATATTGGTAGCGTCAACAAAAAGGTACGGGAGATAAGAGATGAAAGAACAAGCGATCAAGTTAGTTGAAGATATGACGGCGGAAGGTGCAATCCTTCAGCTGCACAGCCCATCAGGGCAACACGATATCGATGACATTGAAGCCATCGAGGCAATCCAGATGACACGGGATAACATCCGCATCAGTGGTTCCACCATCATCTTTGGCAATGGCGAGGTCAGCATCACTATTGAAGACCAAGACGATTACTACGCAGACGCATCCAACCACGTAACGGGAGAATAGTATGACAACATCGGAATCCATTGGGGCAATCGCTCCAGCCCTCATCAAGGCACAAAGCCAGATGCAGGGCATCATCAAGGAAGGTAAGAACCCTGCCTTTCGCTCTAAGTATGTGACGCTTGACAGCATCCTCGACACACTGCGCCCTATCCTGACATCAAACGGCTTAATGCTGACACAGGGTAGCCAACAACCGGAGGCACTTCAGGCTGTAACCGTGGAATCCAGAATCATCCATACAAGCGGTGAATGGATCGCAACGACAGTGACCATCCCGGTGACAAAGCCAGATGCCCACGGGCTTGGTTCAGCTCTTACTTATGGTCGCAGGTATTCCGTGTCCGCCCTGCTCGCAATATCAGCAGATGAGGATGATGACGCAAACGAGGCGGTAAAGCCTCAGGATGGCTATCGTAGAGGATCACACGGCAACATTGTTATTGATGAGCCAATCAAGCCAGCACCGGGGAGACCTTTACAACGATGACATTTGCACAGGTTTATCCTCGGCTGTTTGAGGGTATGGGTATAAGGCGTAAGGCTTGGGAGTCTGGCAAAATAATCAGACTCTCAGCTATCGGGGAAGACCATCTTGTCGTGCATCTTCCGTCAGGCAATCGGTACACATACTGTCCGCCTGTGATGGATCTATACGACAAGCAAGCACAGAAGGTTAGAGATGATTGGGAGGTAGTGAGATGATAACCAAAGAAGAGGCAGCATGGTTGCTCAAACGGGCAATGCAGTACGGCATGACATACACCGATGGAAAGTACGCAAATCACAAACTTGTCACGATGGATGACCGTGGATACTGGGTCAAGCCAGCAGGCAAGAACCTTGATGCGGTTTGCTTTGAATATCGGTATGAAGATGTGTACTGGCACAAGGGTACACCAGAGCAGTTGATGGGAGGTAAGTGATGGGATTCGATGTGATTGATGGCGAGCTGTGGGACGTAGAAACAGGCGAGTATGCTGGCCCTGCATCCGGTTGGATCAAGGGTGATGAAAGCCCGGAAGACCTTGCACTCCTGGTGATGCGGAAGCGGATGGACATCGAGGCAAACATCCTTGCTGAGAAAGCCAAGATGGATGCCGTGGTAGAGAACTTCCGCAAACTCATCGGTAAGCATCAGGCACGGCTTGAATGGCTGGAGCATCAGTTCAACGGACAGTTGCAAGACTACGCAATGTCTCAGTTACCACGCAAGGCTGATGGGACGCTAAAGGCAAAGACATGGACTTGCCCCTATGGCACGGTTGGCTTCCGAACCATAGCCCCTAAGGTCGCTGTAGAGGCTGAGGAGACGGCTTTGGAGTGGGCACGGAAGAATTGCCCATCAGCCATAAAACTCAAGGAATCCATCCTTGTTAGCCAACTACCTGAACCTATAAAGGCCGCAATGCTAGAGCATCCAGCCGATGCAATGAAGGCAGGGTTTGTGGTGCATCCGGAAGGGCAAGCAGTAACCATCAAGACCATCGGATAGACTCTAACCAGTATAAGAAAGGTCTCCAGAAAACCCGCTATACCAAAGACCGCTGCAAGGTATGCACCTGTGTAAATCCTCAGATGAAGTGCATAAGTAGCAGTGGTCTTTTTATGTCTGGTATAACTTGTGCGGCAGGAGTAATCCTGACTATGTTTGGAAACAACAACTATTTGGATTGGTGCTTGGTAAGCGACAGAAAGACCCGGTCTAAAAAGCCGGGTCTTTTTGTTAGTGGATAGTTCCAAAATGGAACCTACCAATCTATATTGACAAAACCACCCATACTGCCAAGCTCTCGCCATGCTCTGGCTTTCCGGTAGACACCATCACCCTCACGGGTTACCTTGTCTTCATCTTCCATCTCTGGGCTAGTGTTCCCTTCAACCGTTTTGACACCCCAAGGAAAGACACCGGTTACGATTCCGATGTGAGCGAGACGGTTGAGCGGTGCAAACCAGAAACAGATGAGGTCACCGATGCGTACTTTTGTCGGGTCTGCTTCGGCATCCTTCACAGGAATCCAGTTCTTTGTGCGCCTTGCCCAGTTGCCATGATCGGGACAGTATGCGCTTCTCGGCCAGTCTGCTGGTATCTCAAGGGCTAGGTCGTGAGCTGCATTCCGCAAGCGGTACACGACAAAGGCAGCACACCAAGGGCTACCGGGTGGCACAGGTGGGATTGTTGATGCTTGGTATATCTCAACCGCCTTGCCTCGGTTATCTCCAACTTCCTGTACACCGACGTTATCTATAGCCTCTTTGGCTGCACGTAAAGCGATAGGTCTACTCATAGTGATATATTCCTTTTGTCAGTCCTTATCTCCCTGACTAGGTGGGCGGTCTCCCAACTGCATCTTCGCCGCCCACCGCCTTTTTCCTTAGGCGAACGTTTCCCCATCATCCACACTTACTAGCTGCGTGATACCTGCTGATGTGTCGTGGTAGTACAGATACCAGTTTCCAAGCCTCCAGCTAATAGCCGTCTGGTCGTTCTGCACCCCGCTTGCAACCACTGCAGATGATGCCGTAATGATGTTGCCCTGCGGATCATAGATGACACGGTGTAGGTCGTTGCCAGTGCCACGGAAGGCAACGATACGTTTACCCATTGGGTTGATGCCTACACTAACGTGTGTGCCTGTTGCGCTTACTACTGTAGCCACTGATACTGTCGCTCCTTCATCGTCGGTGTAGTAGGAATCAATCCCACCGCCTGATTGCTTCTCAACCAAGATATACAGCCTACCGCTTTGGCTGGTTGGGTCATAAGCAATAGCCACACAATCAACCCCTGTAATAGGCGTTGTGACGCTTACAAAGTTGGTGGCGTTTGGGCCATCCGCAAAGTGTAGAACCACGGTATGCGTTTCAACGTTGGCATAACAAAGCCTTTGGTTAGGTGCTACATCAACCGATAAGCAACCACCCGCCGCCGTCAGTGTACGGAACCAGCACCTAAACCTATGGCTTGTGTGAAGCGGATCTATACCGATGTTGTTACTACCGCTGATGGCATCGTGGTTGCTTTCACCGAGTCCCCAGGGGGTGGACGTGTAGTATCGTCCTTCGGCATCCAGTGTGGAATCTGTGCCCCTGTTTGCTCCTGTGCTTGCAAGCTCTAGGTCAACCGTACCCGTAGTTGCAGGGTCTCCGACATCATCCAAGATTGCACCATGTGCGATACCACGGAGTAAAGAGCCGGCAGGCAGATATAGCGCAGCATCCGTACCGCCGTTGACATCGAAAGGGTCGTATAGGTCTGGTGGGAAGTTTCCATTTATGCGATCAAAGAGCGTCTGAGCCGTAATGGTTCCTTGTGCTATCTGATGCCCGTACGCAAAGTCTGTACCGCTTGTAACGTTAGGAGTGGCAAGGATACCACCGCCATACAACCATGTAGAGTAACCCGTAACGCCATTGAGGAAACAATCCCGCAGTGGTGGTTGGGATACGCTACAAGTAGCACCAGCCGGGTAGGCTACGCTGTTGGTAGCAGTCCAGCCGGGATGCCTAACAATCGAATCATCGGAAGCGTTTATCTGCCCTGCCAGCTCGCTGATGGTTACAGGGTCAACGCTGTACGATGTCACCCCGGTCTCGCCGCCAACGGTCATTTGCCACCAAACATCAGACTCTTCTTCTGTCCTGCCGTCTCTGTCCTGTTGCCAGTAGCGGCGCCCGTAGTAGTAGGTGGTTGTGTCTACCTCTGCAACTATGGCAGGTGTGATGCGCTGAAACTGAGCGGTAAAAGAATCAGGCACGTAAGTACTGTCCGTGTTGGTGTACTTGAGCGTGGTTGTACCGATGTCAATGGATCCGCTAGATACCCGTAACCGTTGGCAGGAGGTCACTCCCCAATATGCCGAATCTACAGACTCGCTTCCTGCGTAGCTGCTCGATGCCGTGTTTTTTCGTGGATACGGGTTGTCCTTGTCATCGGTCGCTGGCAAAGCTCCAAGGCTGTGGATGTCCGGAGAGCAAAGGTCGAGTGTTACGGTGCTGTAGGAGGTCGTAGGAGCCACAACCTGCCACTTTTTAGTGTTGCCGTGGTAATCGGTCAGTTCGATGTATCCGGTCTGGTTTGTGCCTGATTGCGCCTTGATTTGAATATCTAGGTATCTGTAGCCTGACATCCCTTCCCATGGTGCGTATAGTCGGTCGTTACCTGTACCAGAGATGGCACGGTTGTTTGTCTCAGCGATAGACCAGCCATTGAAACGCCAGCCACGGAACAACACCCGTGTATCACTGCTACTGTCTCCGTTAGCAGTTAGGCTCGCTGTCGTGATGGTTGCGCTAATGTATGCGGGTACACCATCCAATGCCGTTGTCAATGAACTGCTACCGCCAGATGTCGTTATGTTTGAAACAAAAGAATACTTGTAAAAGACATCCGTACCAGCAATCGAGCCAGTGCCAGTGATGTCACGATATCCAGTGGTTTCGTAATCAAAGCCTGTCACCCGTACAGTAAGACTATCAGGATATGCACCTTCCCACGCTCTCATTCTTGCAGCTAGTCCAACATTAGCGGCAAGTCTAGCAGATGACGTTAGAACTACATCGGTTGACTCGGTTGCATAAGATGTTCCAGATGTTGACCAGTTACCAGCCGTCTGCCGATCATACGAATGGCTGTGTGTCGCTTGGTAAGGCGTTATAGTGTTGATATTGATATTAGTGATGCTGGATGATGCCGTGCCTGTGTCTACACATTGTTGACTAAGTCCCGCTGTGAAGTCATAAGTGGCTGTTGCACCACCACCACTTCCAACTGTCCCTGTTGCCGTTGTAGTGGTTCCTGCAAGCGTCAAAGTAGCGGTACAAGTTGCTGATGGTTTTGCCTGCTCATATACGTCATAGGTTGTATACGGCGGAAACTGTGTAGGAGCGGAAGATATAGAATATGCAGTTTCTGTGATGTTCCATAATACATTCGTGGCTACAGTTGCAGACCAACTACCTGTAATCGTCCCTGACAAATCTAGGTAATCAACAGTCGGTGTACCGGATGCAACAACAATAGTATTACTTGCTGTTTGTCCGTTTCCATTTGATACGCTTACGTACAAAAGAATTTGGTACGACCATGGATTCCCTGGGCGGTTTCTAACGGTATTGGTCATACTCATTGACCAAGTACCAGACCAACCCATGTGGCCACCGACTGACCCATCAACCTTACCAACCTTTTGTACTAAAGGAATTAGGTTAGAAGGATAAACAGTCCATTCCCAACTGATGCTTATATCTGCTGCACTTGTCGCAGTTCTGCTAACGTCAAGGTATGGCATCAGGAAACATCCACGGCACGGTAGACAGCCCGGCGGACATTAAACAAAGTGCTATTACCTGCCACGTTTTCCTGCTCAAAATCAATAGACGGGATAGCAATGATTCGGTATACACCTTGCGCTGTAACACCATCAGGTTGATAAAGTTGAATAACATCGCCAAGCCATAACGGGCGATTATTGCCGCTAAGAATGAGTAGATCTGATTCCCACTCAATCATCGTGCGTCCCGGTGTAAGCCTGCTATACAAAATCTGTGCCGCTGTCTGGACTGCATCTGCCGTAGTCAATGACGGGTCTCGATACTGAAAAGGCACAGGCCTTCCACGCCAGTTACGGGGACGGCTTGCCGGTGGTGTGTCTGCAATCTCAGCAGCACCATCTATCTGCGTATAAGGTATCCAGATACCAGTGTTAGGGTCTTGACCAATCACAGTTACCTGTGTACATTCTGGTGGTTCGTAATAGCTGGACAACTTGCGTATGACTCGCTTTGGTTGCAGGTCTGCTGGCACTCCTGCCGCCGCCGCTGCTGCTGTGCTTTGATACAGGTTCATTGCTGGCGTAGTCGATGCTGACGCTACATCAAGCCATCTGTAAAAGTAACCAGCCGTGTCAGGAATCCATCCGGTAATCCACGTTGCGTAATAGTCTTGCTTTATCTTTTCAAGATACGAACCAACCGTATCGCCATAGTCAGGGGCAAGTGTGTACTGTCCCTTGCTGATGTTGGTTGTGTACGGCAGGTCAAGGAGTGGTGTATCTCCGTAGTAGTAGATGTTGGCATCGTATCCAGCAATCAGCATTAGGTCGATTATGGCATTGATGGCTGAGATACCGTCGTAAGGCACGCATTCAACAATCCACGCTAGGTCAAAGTCTCTACTACGGTCTACACCATCCCATCGATACGTTGCCCATTGATAGGTTGTATCCCTGTCTAAGTACTCAATCTTGGGCGGTTCAAGCGTTCCTCGGAAAAGGTCGATGTAGACAGGCGTAGGTGTTGTGTCATCACCTAGCGCAATCCTGATAGTTCTGTCACTGGTCACCTGTGGCTGTTCTACACCAGCATCTACAATCTGCTTTGCTATGGCAGATATGTCACAAGTAGTCTTGCCTTGCTCATCAACCGATAAGCTTAGAGTCTTGATGTACTCGGTAACGTCAACCGTGCCATCATACGTAGCCGTAAGTTCCGGATCGTAATAGAGGTCAACAGATAGGATGCCGTTTGAACCTGTACCCGCACCAGTAAAAGCAACCTTGCCTCTGACCTGACTGATTGAACCGTTAGGCGTGTACGTTGTCCCATCAGTCTTGACTACCGATGGAGTATAGCCAAACGTGCCATTACCCATAATCTCAACAGATGTAAAGTTGCTAAAAGTCGCACCTGTCGGAGGAGCATATCTAAACTGCTTAATAGGCGTTAGCACATACCCTGACGTTTCGTAGAAGACACGAGACACCTGTACAGTTGCTTGACCTGTTGGAACCAGCCATGAGAACTGAGCGTTGGGCAAGATGGTATTTGCAATGAGCGGGTTTAGGTCACCAAAGACGTGAGCAAAGTTAGTACCGTTTGAACTGGTAACGATAATCTCCCTGCGTCTACCGGGGATAATCATGAAGCTTACAAAGTCTGAACGCTGGCTCTTAGGGCTTTGTGTGCCGACGTTTGGTGCAACATTAGAATCACCACGATCGTATGAGCCAACAAGTACACCGCTTTTGTACACCAAAGCCTGCCCGTTAGCGGCAAACCAAACTTCTACGCTTCCTGCAGCACCAACGCCCCAGCCACACTTTAGAATAATGGACTTATCGGAATCTTTGAGTCCTGGAACATACATGGAAATGTACGCTCCAGTATTAGCCGCCCATGCAGTCGTAAGCGTTGCCCGCTCAGTAACGTCCAAAGATTGAAGGTAGTAATCTCCTGATGCTTTGATCTGAATGTTCTTCCACTTAGCCGCTGTGGTTAGCGTGTAGTCTGTCTTCTGAAACCGTGCATAGTTACCACTGTACGTGGTTGCCCATGCGGTCGTAACAGGCAACGGAGCAAGCATCACTGTTAGTGTTGCAGGGTCTTGCCACACATTGGACGAGTAGTATATATCCCATGTAGTGCCATCACCCGCAACAGCCAAACGCCCCTTCTGGGGGCGTGGCTCTGGTACATCAAACTCAACCAACAGTGGATGCGTAGTAGCCATTAGAACCGCCTCATGTAGCCCGGTACGCCGTTTCTGCGTCCCTCATCCCGTATGGTACGTCTTACGGCTCGTTCTAGGTCAGTACCAGCCGGAATAAGACCATTACCGAATGTACCTACGGTGCGACCAGCTGCACCAACTTCTGCGGCTGTCAAGCCAAGTTGTCCGATAGGCCCACCGCCAAGCGTCTGTCTTCTTAGCGTCAATGCATCTGCACTGACTGCTGTATTCTTTGCTATGTTGCGTAGAATGTCATCGGTTTTTTCGCCACCAGTGTTACCAGCACCCATTCCGCCTGGTTCTTCTCCCGGCTTGAAGTACGGCCCAAATGCTTCTGGTACACCGCCACCTTCCTGCGCTTTTGTACCTTGCATCTTGCCAAGTATTTCTTCCATGAAAGTCTTCGCATTAGCAAACGGCTTGCCAAAGTCAACACCCTCCATGATGTTACCTGTAGCTGAAAAACCGTATTCGTGTTCTATACGAGTGCGAAAAGCATCAAGCTGCTCTTTAGTCATTCGACCATAGAGATATGACACCTTGGCATCATCTATTAACTTATGCCCTTTGGCTGTACGAATCGGATCCATACGGCTAAAGTTAGCGTTGATGTTGTCAAAGATGTTTTGCATCAATGTGCCGAGGTTCTTGAATGTCTCGGACAAGATGTCAGGGATTGATGCCGCTACAGCGAGAATAGAAGCAAGTAATTTATCAACACTGGCTTGTACATTCCCATCGGTAAATCCCTTGGTGAAATCCGTCATCGGGCCAAAGAACTTCTCGGTAAGGTCTGCCAACACACCACTGTCAATCATGCGACCTAAGAAGTCAGTTGTGTACTTGATGTAAGGTGTCAAGATTGTAACCATCTTTTGACCGATTACACGAAGACCACTTTCCCATTGATCAGCAAGTGAAGCCAACTTTGTTTCAGTTGTATTTGCAAGGGCGTTGAGCATACCGCTGTATTTGGTGTCAATGATTTTTATAAAGGTCTCAAATACCTTTAGTTCTTGCCCAGGTTCAAGACCACCACCAGCGTCCATCTTGATGCCTTCTTTAGCAAACTGGCTACGGCTCATACCAAACATAGCCATCTGTTCTGCATCGGGCAACTGTCCAACCTTAAACTTGCCAACCATATTCAATAATGATTTTAGATGCTCTTCATCAGCACCAAAGGCTGCACCTAAGTTAGCAAGGCGAGGCAGTAAGGCGTTTGTTTCAAGACCTATAGATTCGAGACCTACAGCAAGATTAGCAAGTTGGCTAAAGGTAAACGGTGATGGCCCTGCAACTTTGCGAACCATATCAAGGATATTAGCGGCTTTTGCACCACTGCCAGTAATAGCAGTTAAGCGTGTGTTCAGTGATTCAAAAGACACAGCTGCATCAAATGCAGACTTACCAAGCATCCCGAATCCAGCAACACCACCAGCAATAACAATGCCACCTAACGCCGTTCCCATTGATGATGCGGCTGCGGCTGTTTGTTGTAGTGCAACTTTAGTTTGAGATAGGGCAGATTTGACCTGCCCTATACCATCAACGCCGAGCTTTACATTGAGTTGTGCTACTGTCACAATATGCCCCTTGTGGCTTTAGCCAGTTCGATTTCGTACTTCTCTAAATCCTGAGCAATCACAGCAACTTCCCAGATTTGTTCTAGCGTTAGGTCTACCTCGGACGGATGACGGTGCAGGTACTTTATGCAGTAATAAGCAATAATCGAGCCTACACCGTCGATTCGTTTTTTGCGTCTTTTACCTCATCGGCAACCGACACATTGATGTACTTGTAGATGAATGCCCAATAGATAGCGTAGAACGCCTGTGTGTTATGGCGGCTCAAATCCAGCAATGTACGAATGAACGCTACATCCTGTGGATCATCAACATCTGGAATGTAACACCGACCAATAATAAGGCAGTTAACCAAAAGGTTTGGAGCCATATCAGCATATGAAATCCTGAGCTTCATCAACTCTGCGGAGTCTGGGAAGTAATCGGCGGCTTTAGGCTGCCGAAACTTCACCAGCGCTCCTTCACCAGCCCAAGGGCTCAGGTCTACTTCAAGGATTCCATGATCTGCTTCTGCTTCAATCGCCTTTATGGCTTTGATACCCATTATGCGGAAGTCCAAGCGGTTGCGACACCGTTAGCACCGAGTGTGATTGTAGCCGTCTCTGTTACTGCTTCACCGTTGCTGATGCTGATTCCAGTAGCGGTTACAATACCGACATACGTCTTTGCGGTAAGTGCTCCTGGAGTGATAACAACTTGGCAGTAGTAGCCTTCTTTGTTAAAGAAGACAGGAGAACCATCAGCCTGTACAGTTCCATCTACCAGTAGTTCGATTTCAAGCGAACCAGATGCTTTGGTAACCTGCATTTTCTTGGTTGTGTCGCAGAGTGCGGAAAGGTCTGCCGTGTCTACGCTTGTGGATGTTCGCACGGAGCGAGCCAAACAAGTATAGGTGTTAGCGGTGAAAGCCGTTGGTGCGCCATCCTGAAAGCCACCGAAAGCGATGGTCACGGTACAGTTTTCACCGACCAGACCGAACGATTTTGTAAATGCCATTGTCTACTCCTACTGCTGTGTGAGGCAGCGATAGACCGCTGTCACCCCGTAATCCGTCCGACCACCATCAGATAAAGCAAAGGTTTGATCCGTTGAAACCCGTCGTACATATAGCCTTGGGGTTGTACTGGTTACCGTTTGATTATCCAAAAGTGTGTCTATGCGAGACATGATGGTTTGTATCCTGCTCATACTCATCGCACCGCTTTCAGTATCCCACACGGTTATTCGATAGTTTGGATAAGTGAAAGCACGGCTACCGCATAGCGTGTCTTCATCATCACCGCCTGAGCCATCACGACTGAACACCACGTAAGGCACTTGTACAGGCTTCCTGCTGATTGGGTCAAGTTGAGGAGCCACGGTGTTATAGATGCCCATCTGATAACCATCAGGCTTATTGTCAACGGCAAGAACACCAGAAAGCGTAGCATCACCGCTTAGGGTCTCGTAAATCCATTGTTCTATGACCGCTGGTTCGTATGCCATTATTTACCCTTCAGTACTTTTGTAAGTGCTTTGACAAATGCTGGTTTGACCTTCTCCAATGCTGGGTTTAGAAAGGGTCTTGGTGGCACTGTATTACCGCCCTTGTTTGTCCATCCAAACTCAAGAGGTACGGCATACTTTGCAACAACATAAACAACAGCTGATGTTCTGGATTTCATCTGATGCATAATGCTGCCTGCAAGGTTTCCAGTATCGTTGTTTGGTGCTTTGCCGGGACGGCTTGACCAGTGATTACCGTACTTGCGATAGCGTCCACCACTTTTGGTAATACTGTTCTTTGCGTTGGCTTCGACATCTGCCGCAGCTTTACCCACAATCTTGGTTACCTTGTCTAGATTGTTTATGTAATGGTCAATGGAAACAGTTTTCAAACTTACTTGTGTACTCACGGAGCCAAGACCTCAATCTCAAGTGGCCCAAACCGTCGTACATCCGAACCAACTGTGAAGGAAACCGTTACCCTGATGTTAGCCGCAGTAGGGTAAGCCGCTGGGTTCAAGATGCTGAGGATACCTTGTGCGCTGTATTGCTTGGTAAGCGTAACAGAGCCAGACACAAAACTGTAAGCCGCACCCGTAGCGATGTTTGTGAAGGTAGCACCAAGCGTACCCGTGGTGATGTCTACCGGGCTTCCTAGCTCGTCAACCAGACGCACTACGTAGGAGTGCCAGTCTCCGACCCATGCGCTGGCTTGCACGACCTGCTGAGGGTCTTCTGTCAAATCAAAAATCAATGCCATTAGATGTCCCTTACATAGATGCGGAGTGGCCCGAATACCTGCGTATCACTTGCACCAGTAGTGCGTGTTATCGTTGCAGTGTAGGTTCCAGGAGTGTTGGTTACCGTCGTGTCAATCGTGAAGGTAGCCCTGCCATCAGCTGCATAAGTTGCCGTACAGGAGTAAGTATCAACCAAGGAACCACCGCTGTTGTACACCTTAGCCGTTACAGTTGCGCTCGTGATGTCGATCCCGTTGCCATTGCCATCTACACACTGGATGTCTACGCCGTGCTGTGCGCCCTTCTGGATGTCAAGCGGATCCGATGCCCCAAGACCATCAGCCTTGACCTCATAAGGCCCCATGCGTACCAGAGCGGCAGACGTTACCGGTGTTACCAACTCAGCGTTGACATACTCACCGAATGTGCCTGCTGTCGTATGCGTTGCTCGCATCTCTTCCCAGACGTTGGACGGGACATCTTGAACCTGCGTATCAAGACTGTTAGCCAACTGATTGGTCTCATTGACAACGCCACCGAATGTCGTGCCGTCGTTGTAGCCTGCTGGGCTTGCACCCCAGACAGCCGAGGCAGTCTGTGCAGATGTCAAGCCACCACTGCTCAACTTGACCGTCATCACCGCACCGTTAGTACCAGATGCTCCTCTGACAACAACAGTAACGTCATCACCACCTGCAGCCAGTGCCGCATCAGGTAGGTCAAGTCTGTAGACCCCCGGCATATTGGTCGAGTCTACCTCAGCAAAGCCGCCTGCTGTCCACGCCTGAGCGATGGTACGGGCTACCAGCGGAATGCCGACAGATGCTGTGCGTGTACGGTTGTAGCGAGCTGAGAGACCAGATGTGGAGGCTGTCAAGCCTGTAGAACCTAGGTAGAGTTCGATGCTTTGGGATGTTGAGCCGGGAGCGATTGTGATGGTGGATGCGTTGCGCTCGGTTGGAAGATAGTTGCCTATTGCGCCAATACTACGCAAGGTAGCAGAGCCAGCATCAGGCGATGTGCCACTCCAAGCGATTCCAAACATATCGGTTGTAGGTGCGCCTGTAGCATTACCGAATGATGTATTTGGGGATGACTGATTTGTGCCTAACATTTGCCCAAACACCAAACCTTGCTGGAGAGCATAGGAACCAAATATACCAAATCCACCTAGTGTAGAACTATTACCACCAGATACGGCATTTGTTACCGTATTAGTCACGCCAATGTATCGGTTGTAATCTTCCACTACCGTAGATGTTGTTGAAGAATACAAACCGTAGACACATCCTATAAATAGACTATTTCTTACTATGGTTTGAAAAGATGCCGAACCACCTGCATTCTCAAATCCAGTTCCAGAACCTATAAACGTGTTGTTGTGTGCCTTGCATTGTAAATTTGTGACGTTACATGAGTTGCTTCGGTGGCACATAATAATGCAGTTTTTAACAACTGTATTATCAGTAACATTTTGCCCAATTAGACTACTTCCGGGACCAGAACTATTTTGGTTGTAGAAAAAGTGACATGAATCAATAGTTGCATTTAATGCCGTACTTGATGGGCTAGTAATTCGCAGAAAAGTATTTCCAATGATTGGCTCAGTAAACTGACACCGAATAAAAGATATGTTTGTGGAGGTTAAACAGTTTATACAAGCACTAGCACCACCACCGTAAGTAGCTTCAAAGTGTATATTTTCAAAAGATAAATAGTTTTTTGATGTCATAGACAACAGAAAATTTATTGACTTTACACCTGTAGAAGTAAAACCAGTCCAAAGTACTTCCCCAGCACTTACACCGCTAAACTGTGAAGCAGTTGGGTCACCAACAATACGTGTTGTGGTTGTAGCGCTTGTCATCGCAACTGTAACCGCTTCGTTGTATCGACCGGGTGCAATGTACACAGTGTCACCAGATGAGATGCCAGTCGCACTGAGTGCTTTTTGCAAAGTCTTCCAAGCCAGTATGGTAGTCGAGCCTAATCCAGTATTGGAATCATTACCATCTGGCCTTACGTAGTAAGTTGCCATTACTCAGCCGTTCCATTCACAATTTCTTGAGCCATTACGGCGGCGAACTGCTTGACTATCTGCGATTGAAATTCTTCATCCTGCGTAACCCACCACACATTGACAGATGTTCCATCCTGCCCAAATGTGCCAAGTAGGTTCCCAGCATTATCGTAGATGTCACCAAAAACACGCCAATCGGTAGATGGCGCAGGCTCTTTTTCAATGCGGAAGTTTTGTAAGTTCATTTGCCCACCTTTAAAGCATTCACGCCCGTACCCTTGAAAGGCATCGTCAAGAATCCAAGCGCAGCACTCATCGCAGCAGAGACACCAGCCGCAACAGCCTTAGACCCGTACAGTGCCATCACTGCTCCAAGCTCAGCAACATCCTTGGCTTCTGCCGTGCGAACGCCATCACCGAATACCGATGTGAAGGCAGCCACGAATGCGATCAGAACGACCACCAATAACCTTGAAATACTGATACTACCCATGTCTAGCCTCCAATACTCTTACACGCTCACTAAGTTGAATCAAGTCACGCTTGATGTCGGTTAGGTCTCTCTCTGTCTGCTTTGCATCGTGTACAAGTAGCCTTATGTCAGACTTGATATCCCAGAGCATTTTATACAAACCACCGATTGCCGCTATCACCGGGATTGCAATTCCAACACCTACTTGTACCCACTCGCTCATGATGTCCGCTCCACTAGTCCGCAATGCTGTACTAATAATTCTGTCTGCCCAAAGTCTGTACCGACAACATCCCAGTATCTGGAATCATCACCTAAAAGGTACACCCGGTCTTGCGGCATGACATCAGCTGCAACGGCCACTATAAGTGTCCATTGCGCTGATGGCTGTATTCCACCACCAACGATAGATTCAGTATCGCTTTGGTTTGTCACACGGGCGTTGTACTCTGCTACCTTGCGCCATGTCTCAGTAACACCGCCACGCCCATCCTCGGTCAAGGTGAAGCGGTGAACCTCTACACGGTCTTGACATAGGTTACGCACCATGCCTGCCTGTATCGTTTGGCGCAGGATAGGGCTCATGCGAAAGCCACCGGGCGGTATCTGTCTGCCATCGTTAGGCAGTGCTGCATAAGTTGGGAGAGCTTGACATCGCTGTTGCCTTCCTTAGCATCGATGTCTGCTGCCACTCTGGATGCTTTGATAAGCCATGCCTGCCGGGTGGCTGTGCGTACATCGTAGCGTTCAACATTGATCGAGCCCATATCAACCCACATAAGCACTGGGTCTGACGTGCCATCTAGTACAGACCAGCCTTTGTATTGTGCGCCGGGATAGTCTGGAAACTCAGGCTCAGTGCTTGCCGTTGTACCTGCTGTACGGCACTCGTACACTCGTCCGTTAGGCGTTGTAGGCACTACACGGTCACCAACAGCGTAAGTGGTGCTAGCCGTCCACGTAGTGAACCGCGAGAAGGAATCTAAGATGGAGCCGATGTCTGTAGTTGACATCTGCGGATAGGATTGAGCAGCCACAAATAGACTTACTTGTGCGATTGCCTCGGCTCTGGTCATCATGCGGTTAGTATCCCACACGGCAATTCTACGCAGACAAAACAAAAGCCCCCGGCACGTCTGCCGAGGGCTTGATTGAAGGGCTACGCTATTACGTAGCGGAGGAAGCACCAACGATAAGCGAACCAGGTACACGGGCAGAAGCCGTACCGGATACGTTACCGATGTCGAATGCGGAGAATGCATACCGCTCGGTTGCCTTGAAGGCCAGCGCATCTTCCTTGAAGTACTGCTGATCCGATACTTCGATGGTAACGGAGCGGCGGTCACCGAATGCTGTACCGACCGAAAGGTCACCAAGCAGGATGTAAGGCGTGGATGCAGCCAAGGTCTTCTGCATATTCTGCACAAAGACAACATCATAGCCAAACAACTTAGGCTGTGCGCCAAAAGCCTGCTGCAGGTCAAGGATAGCGTTTCCGCTAAGTGCGTTGAGCAGAGGAGCGATGGCGTTGTACCAAATCTCCTTGTGCATATACCACTTCGCGTTAGCTGCGTAGGTTGGCAAGCGTCCTACCATCGAGCTGAGGTTCGACAGTGTCGGAGCATACGTGATTGTCTGCCCGGTTGTGAACTGCACCAACGATGCGATGTTAGCCTTGGTAGCGTTCGCGTTGTAGACAGCCCAGAGACAACCATCAATGGATGTGGTTGCATCTGTTGCGTTGTTGAAAACAACACGGTCTTCTTCCTTAGCCAAGACATAAGCCATGTCACGGGCAAGGGATGCACCAAAGTCAATGATGGAGTCTTCTGCCAGTTCCTTCGATACCTGAGTAAGGACAGCCGCCTTCTTAGCTGTAAGGCTGACCTGTGCAAAGGTCATATCCGACAGCGTGATTGCGGTGTTCTCACCCGGATAGTAGACCGTGGTAGATGCAGTGCTGTTAGGTACACGGAGCGTGTCAGAACTCATCGGATAGATGCGGCAGTTCTGACGTGCAATACCAAACTGCTCACGCAGGTAGATGAGGTCGCTGGACAGTGGATCTGGGACTGTAAAGCCACCAGCGCTGTCCGTGCCTTCGTTAGCCTTGATGTGGTTCTTTACCCAGTCAGCAGCCTTGCGGTTGCCCATGATGGAACGTGCCCACTGGCCCCATGCGTAAGCCTTAAAGTTACGCTCATCAGCCGAATCACCAGGGAGAAGGTCGGTGATGCGCTTTGATACGCCACCGGATTTCCATGGCTTGTCTTCGACAGCAGGGGATGCCACAGGTGCGGATGCTCCAAGGCTCTTGATGGTCTCAATGCGCTCTTCGATGCTCTTGGCTTCAGCCATCAGGCTCTTTACCTCAGCGAGGTCACCATTACCGGAAGCAAGCTCCCGCGCGGTAGCAAGGACAGATTCCTTGCGGTTCTGCAATGTTTCGATTGTCATAGTTGTGTTAGCAACTCCAGACGTGCAAGCAGTTCTGCCCGCTCGTCATTATCATGGGCTTTCGCCTCGACTACGAGATCCGGTTGCGTCTCTGGTTGGTCTGCGTCCCGCAGTGAATCCCAAACGACAGGGGCTAGCCGTTTAGCGGCTGACCGGCTAAGACCGACTGCATCCCGCAGCCGACGTTCTACACCCCGCAGGGAAGCGGGCTGAATACATTTAGCACCGTGCATGGCGTAAAGCTGCTTTGCACGATTAGCAAACTCATTGATGATGGCATCTGCCATACTGGCATCTGCAACCATCCCGATACCTTCGGACATGGCTTCGTAATACGCTTCCATGCCTTCATGGATAAGGTCAGCCTCTGCCATCTTGAACAGTTCAGCGGCGTATTCTTCAGGGGATTGTTCAGGCATTGGCTCAGGCATCATTTCTTCTTCATCTTCCATCTCGCCCATGCCGTAGTACTCCTCTAGGCTTTTGACACTGTTACGAAACTCCGCAGGGGTAGGGGTAATCGATGCCTCAGCGATAGGCCAGCGGATAATCTCGGAAGCACCACCCATGCTCTTACGCTCAACCATATGAGCGGCAGCACCAGAACTAAAGCCCATCTTGCCTTGCTTGCAGAGTTTGGCGATCATCTTGCCGTATTCATCTGCCATGTCAAGCTGTGCCTCGTACCAGAGTCCCTCAGCATCCATCTTGATAAAGCCAGAGCCGATAGACTTCTTGCCTACCGCCTGATCCATACCGTGATGGTAGTAAACATTCAGCGGGACACGCTTACCCTCTTCAATTGGGAATCCGTAGTCTGTAGACTTGGTAAAATAGTCACCCTCAAGGTCGGTTGCCTTGGTATCACCAAAGCGCACCAGATAACCTTTGACATAACCGAGTCTGTCGCTCTTGATTCCGTCTACTGTAGATGTCAGCACGTCCATGGCGTAAGTATCCCACACACCCTATATAAGCTCTCTGAGCGGCTTTACACGGGTGTTAGGCCCCCAATCCTGATTAGGTATTACTTGCACAAAATCAGCAAGCGGTTTGCCGTCTTTGTACATCTGGAATCTTGCAGGCCCCATGATGGCAACCTTGTCAGCATCCGACAAACCAGCGAGGATGCGCTCCGGTGTTGCTACCGCTGGTCTGGTATCCGGGATGCTACTATCCCCGGTAATCTCCGCCCAAGACATCGTTACCGGAACCATGACGCAACGACAGTTAGGATGCGATGGCATAATCTCATCTGTTGCTTGCAGTGTGCCGGACAAAGCCAAACAGGCAAGACAAACCCGGCTATCTTGGGTTGCTTGCCGTCTGTAGCCCTGCACCGCCGGGTTCTGGGTGTAGAGTTGGCGTTGTGCTTCTCTGGCACTTCTGATCATCTCTGTCCGTGCTATCGTCTCCGCTCTTTGCCTGCCGATATCAGCTGCACGTCTTACACGCCGTGCTACTGTCCGTGGCCCTTCACCGAGGCTGATGCCCTGTACAAGTGCCATCTGCATAGCGTCGGTAGTTACCTGCGGTATGGTTTCAAATAGGACACCCAGAGGGCTTCCATCACCCGCCATGCCGACAAAGGTTTGGAGTTGCTCGTCTGGCAAGGCTGTCCATGTTGAGCCGAGGGAGACGTTAGCCGGTTTACGACCAGCCGCCGCTTCAACCAAGCGTCCGCTTGCCTCATTCGCAAGGATGGCGGATTGCAATTGTCCATCAGCTGTAATCGTTGCTCCTTCTACCGCAAAGGCTTGCAAGTTACGACCGAGTTCCTCGATGTTGTCAATGATGCGCTGACGCATCCACAGGATGGTTTCTGATGGGTCTTCCCCGTTATCCATTCGCTCTTGGATGCGTCCTTCTAGTGCTTCCAGTTCTGCGATGCTTGCAGCGGTAGCGGCTTTGTACGCTCGTTGCATCCGGGATATGGCTACGCCTTCACGCTCCAACAAATCGTTGCGGAACTTCTGAGATGCGGCATAGATTCTGCCTGTCCCGTCATCTACTCGCTTGTATGAGCCTCCATCAGCTCGTACCCGTAAAAAGGGTGGCTCTTGTACACTACCCCCGGAGTGCAACAATCAAGGCTCTTGCCTTCTTCGCCCTGTATCTGGTTGCGCTTGGATGTTGCCCAGCGGAAGCCAGCATCACCGCCCCACAAGTCCCAGGCTACACGCCCAGCAGATGGAAAGCCTTTCTCACCAGCGTTGAAGCCTTCGGCTTGCTTGTCTACTTCATGACGG